AAATTACCACTATTAATTAATTCTACTGCTTCTTGAACAGTAAAGTTTTGTTCTTTTAAAAGAGCAGCAAGAGTACCTGCTTCTACGTTTGTACCTTCACTATCATAATCTACAAAAGCTTTTAAAGTGTTTATTAATTCGTTAGTAAGTCCAATTGCATTGTTTAAACCTTGTTTTTCTTGTAAAGTAGTATTTTTATTTCCAAATTTTGCACTACCTTCTTGATGATACCCGGTAATCATTTGACTAAGAGCAGCTTCATTAATAATTGTCTTTCGCAAAGCACCGCTTGTATCTTGATAATTAACTTCACCACCTTCTACTTTCTGGAGTTTTGCTTGCTCTAAAGCGTTATCTTTTATAAACTGCTCTTCTTCTTCTTTTTTAGCCTCCATAAAAGCATCTGCAAATGCAAGACCTGGCGCAAAACCGGTTTTAAATCCTCTTCGAAAACCACCGTAATCTACTATACCTTCAACAGGTGCTTCATATGATCCGGGTGTTGTTTTTTCTAATGCCATATTAATTTATTTATATTTAACTACCGAATACTGTTTTCATACCTTCTTTTGAAAAACCATCAGTCAAAAGACCTGCTGCCGCAATACTCCCTATAGCTCCAAAAACTTGACCTCTTGACTCTGCTAGCTCACCTCTAGCGGCAGCTGCTTGTTGTTGAGCAGCACTAGCTAAAGAAGATAGCCTATTTAGTTTTTGCATTTCTCTTTCTTCTTGAGCTTCAAAAACAAACTGTCTGCCTCTAGCTTGAGCTTGCGCTACAAATTGTTGTCTTCTTGCTTCGCCTTGAGCTCTAAACTGTTGATTTCTTGCTTCTTGTTGTTGTATGCTAGCAGCTACACCTTGTTTAGCACTTAAAGCTGCTTGAGCAAGAGCAGTAGCGCCTCCAGCGCCAGCACCAGTAGCTCTAAGCGTGTCTAAAGTGCTAGCAAGCGATAAATCTGTTTGTTGAGCTTGCATTTCAGCAGCTCTAGTAGCAACTGTTAAATTAGCAAAAGGATTAGTAACTAGGTTCTCAACGCCAGCAAAAGGATTTATAACTTGTTGTCTCGAAGCTTCTAACACTTCAATTTGCTGCATAAGTTTTTTTGCTCTTCTTTCAGCTGCCTTTGCCGCTTTTCTAGCAGCTCTACCACCAAAAAGTCCACTAATAAGACTTCCGCCCATGCCTATTAAAGCAGTAACAGGTTCTACTGCTAGTTGAGTGCCTGGAGGCCCAAACTCATATGTAAAAATATTTATTAATGTGTTTAATATTTGTTCCATTTTAATATAAAGATTGTTCGTAATTAAAACCTACTGAAAAAAGTTCAGCATGCTTGCCCTTATTTAATGTTTTATTGTTATTTACAGGTTGATGCTCTAATGTTGCTTCAGTAAAAAATCCTTTTACACCTGTTGTTGTAAGCGAGCTAATACCAGTAATTGAAGTTCTATCATCAATAATTATATTAGCGTAATATTTTTTCTCTAAAGGAGTAAATCCTGCAAAACTAACGCCGTTTAACGGATCTATATATCTACCTGTAATATTTCCAGGTATTGGGTATGCAGAGTAGTCATTGTCATCGTCTGCTGGAGATTTAAGTTCAATAACTTTCCAATTATTAGTACCCTCGTAATTAATTGTTTTATAGTGTTTTACAAGCGAAGGATTTTGATTACTTATAATAGTAATAGTACTAGGCTGAAAAACTCCATAAAAAGTATTTTTATCAGAGTTTGTATAGTGGTGTTTGTATAAATCACCAGTATTCCATGTATAAAAATTATTAGCAATACTTCCACCAAAAAACGGTTTATAAGTTAAAAAAGAGCTCCAACCATTTACTCTATCGTCAAAACATATTGTTTTAAAACCAGTCAAAGGCTGCTGTAAAGTTATACCAAATCCTTTATCATCTGGTATAAAAGTAACTGTATCTCCGCTACTAGCGGTAAGACTAGATGTTAAAGTAACTTTATTGTTTTCAGTAGAAATAACTTTTATAGGTGCTGTTGCTTTTTCTTGCTTAATAAAAGTACCAATTAAATCAGAGTTATCAATAGAGTTTAAAGTTAATACGTTTGATCTAGAGCTTTGAGTTACTGTTCGTAATTTATTGTTTATAAAAGTTTGTTTATTTTGTATAACTCTTCTATTTAAATGCAAGCTTAATATATATTTTTTACTATTTATATCAAACATACCATAAGCTTTATTAGACACTTGTAAATGATCTCTAAAAAAACTTTTCATACCATAAGACGATATTTCTGTTAAACCGTCTCTAGACAGCCTTAAAACGGCTCCTCTGTCTTTATCTACAAAGTATTTTCTAAAACCATAAACAGCAAAACTTTCAGGATTTTTACCAATACCATATTCACCTAAATAAGGTGTTATTTGGCCTATTACAATTTTAGCTGCAGTTGATATATTACCACCTTCAGCTGTAAATATAGCGTCTTTATCAATTAAAGCATTATTTACTTTATTTTCTTGAAATATAAGTAGATTAGTATCTTCTGCATATAGCTTTTGTATTGATCCGTGTATTGAATCAACAGCCTTAGTTATATTCTCACCAATAGAAAACTGATTAGTATCATTTACTTCTGTTCTAGAGTTGTAAATACCAGAATATATCATAGCGTTTTTTCTATGATTTCTATTGTATTTTTTATCTACAATAAAAGCTTTAGCGCCAAAGTCTACAGTTTTTTCATTAAAACCACCTTTGATTCTAGACTCTTCTATGTGCCACTCTTTTTTACCTTGTTGTTGCGATGATCCTGAAGGATATGCATTTTCATTAGAAAATGTAAGAGTTACGCCTTTTTCTATTTTAACAGTGTCAGGTGAATTAAGTACTATAGTTGTAGTCGAAACACTATCTGTAGTTGTTTCAGAAACAGAAGCTATAGTAACTTTTTTACTTATACCAGGCCCATGAACAACCATACCAGCGGCTATAAGAGAATTTCTAGCTACAATTATAGTAGCAGAAGGTCCAAGTAAAGTTGCATCACTAGCGTCAACAGTGTGTCTTTGCACAACTGCTGTCGTAATAGTAGGCTCTTCTCTTAATATAAAGGTATTAAAATATTTTATTTTTAGCGTTAAAGGCATTTTATTTATATATTACTTATTATTCACTTTTCTTACACAAAAACACTCTTTTGACTTTTACAGAAGTTTCATACCTATTTAGTATTATACTTGTTTCCCCTACATCATCATTAGTAGTTTCATAAAGAATACTATAATTTATACCACCAAACTCAAAATCATCCCAAGCTTTATTTAATATATCATCAGAAACAGGTACTCTATTTATAGGTCTTGCTATTCCTGATACAACTTCATTGTCTTCATTATAAAAAAGATGAGCTCCAGCAACTGTTTCTGGTACATCATCTGAGTGAGTACCAAAAAGCTCGTGACTAGATACAAAATCAACATCCCACTCAACGCTATGAGGATCAACAGTTTCAAAAGACTCAAAACCATGGTTAACGCCAAAAGGATCATGTAATCCAACTGTTTCAAATAAACTCATTTGACTAGCCACAATATTACCGCCACCTACATCTGTAGGACTTTGGCCTTTAACACTACTAAAACCACCATTATTATCTGATATTAAGTGAGTTCTTTCAAATGAAAAAGTATTACCAGTAGTTGTTTTAACTAAGTGACCTTCTGTGCTTTTAAGCCAATGATTGCTAAAAACTGTTGCGTTAGATAATCCTCCAATAATAGTTTGTGCTTGAGATTCTCTTTCAACTGTTTCAAATGTATATCCGTAGTATATTTTAACTTTTGGGTTACCAAGACTGTCAAATCCTAAAGCATGAGTTTTATAAAAAGTTGTAACTGGTTGAGCTTCATCTCCTCTGCTACTAGGATGTATGTATACTACTTTACTACTGCACAAAAATACACCAAAAAGATTTATTTCATGAGCTGTAGCTTCGTGGTAATCTTCATCTGTATTACCTATACTAGTACTACTCCAAGGTTTAAAAACATCAAAGTCTATTACTGTAGTATTATCTGATGGATCTACATATTGTTCTATTCCAAAAGAGTCACTTGGGGGAACATTTTCTCCTTTTAAAATAAAATCAGTGTCTTGATTGCTTGTCATAGTAAAACAATCAAGAACTATAAGGCCGTCACTAATAACTATATTTAAACGATGTATTGTAGATTTACCACCAAAAAAAGCGTTTTCTTCATCTGTAAAACCTTCTAAAAATCCAAGGTGCGTTCCTGATTCGTCTAACTGCCCAGGATCGTTAGAATCAATAATTCTAATATCGACATTAACATTTAAAGTGCTTTTAAAAAGAGAAGTTGTTGTTATTGTGCCTGTTTCATTATTAATTAAAAGCTCAGGTATAGGATTACCATCAGAATCAAATAAAACTCTATTTAATGGCACTTGTATAAACTCATTGTTTTCAAAAGGATTACCCGCAAAACCAACAGTAACGTGACCAAGCCCATCTGAAGCTCTAATACCTAGCTGAGCATTGCGATCATCGTTATGATTTCTTCCATTACTTACAAAAATTAAACCAGATTCTTCAGCACCATCTTTTAATCCACCGTTTGTTGTTCCATTAAAATTAAAAACTTCTTGATTAGGGCCTAATATTCTAGAAACAGTATTAGCGCCTTCAAACACAGGCGATAAATTTTCTAGCTTTAAACCATTAAAAGTTAAATTTTCAGTTTCACCCGAATTATTTGTTATTTGGAACTCAAAGTTATATTCTACTGGATATTGCTCAGGATAATACACAAAATTACCATGTATTGCAGTAGGTCTTATTTTAAATAAATTATCTTCTTCATCAAAAACAACTTCAAACGTGTCTACATCTTGTTCTGTTGGACCTGAAGTATAAGCTTCTTGCAAGAAAACACCAACTTGACCAGTTATAATTATACCATCGGATGGTATTTGACTATTTGCAGTTCCAGGTGTTATTTCGTTACCAAACTGATCTATAAGCTGTATGCTTGCAACATATTTATCTTGAAAATTATTATCAGTGTCCCAAAATAAAACGCCTTCATTAAAATCATTTGTGTCAAATAAATTTAAAACTTTTGCTGTAGTAGGAAAATCAACAGCTTGATTTAACTCATGAACTAATCCTGCTGTAGAAGTTTCGTAATATATATCTAATGAAGATTCAAAAGGTTTTGTTTCAAAAATACCTATTCTGTCTTGTGTTCCATATCTATAATCAAAAACTTTAATTTTTACGCTATCTTCAGGTGTATTTTCATCAGGATTAGTACTTACTGAATCAGAAACAAGTGACTCTAATTCTTTTATCTCGCCATCGCAAGTTATTAAAACTCTATTATAAGTTTGAGCTGGTGATCCATGAGTTTCTGTTATGCTTTCAAATTTAATTATTTTAACTAAATCTTTATTAGCTCCTTTTAAATATTTACCTGCTTGTAAAGTTAAAGCAAGTTGACTTCTTACAGTAGAGTTTTGAATTATAAGACTTATTGTAGTGTTTTGATTTTTTAATCTAACTTTAGCGTTTTTAAGTTTAGTAGTGCTACCTGTAGTAGTATCAACTTGAAGCGTAACTTCAGTGCCGACAAGACCTTCGTTTACAGACGTACCTAAATTATTTAAGTTTTTACCAAAAGGCAGCTGTGCCATTAACGTGTCTTTATCTGACTCATATACAAAAGCAAAAGGCGCGTTGTTCTCGTTTTTAAGGCCTTGCTCTCTAGCAGTTCCAATACTAACAACGTCTAGCAAGTCTCCGTCGCTTTGTTTAGAAGAAGCTTTATCAGTTGTATCTGCTACTACTTTAGGATATACTATATTTCTACTAGTACTTAAACCATCTTCTTGAGTATTAGCAAATTCTATGTCTCTTGTTATTTTGTTTATATTGTCACCTGCTATAGGTATGTAAGTTTTGTCTTCGTCTTTTTCGTTGTCAAAATTTATAGCACCAGCCGTATAAACATTACTATACTCTTGCTCAACTTGTTTTACAACAACTCTATAAGAATACCAGCCATGCGTAACTAAATTATACTTATAAAAAGCGTAAGTATCAAAATCAATAAAAACTGGGTTTGAAGTGTCTTCGTTTGTAAAGTTTTTATAAGACAAAGATACTTGGTCATCTGTTGTTAAAATTAAATCTGTACCAACTGTTTCAATTCTTATTATTTCTACAAAATCCGTATTTTGTCCTAGCAAATAATCACCTACTTCAAAAAGATCAGTACTATTAAAGTTTGTTATTGTAATATTAAAACTACCTGACACTTCTGTTGTTGAAGGAATAACCAAGCTTACAGATTGTAAAACTTGTATTTCAGTTCCAGCAGTGTTAACTAAAACAGGTAAACCACTGTTTTCTATAATAGGCTCAGCAGTTGCATCTACATTTATATTACTTATTTGTAAAACAGCGCCTGTAGTAGGGTTTAAGTTTATTTTTGTTATTGAAACAGAAGTTAAATCAATTTCACTTATAAAGCTTAAAAAATAAATTTCACTATATCCTAATAGCTTCTCTTGTAAATCATACGATGTATATATAAAGTCTGTACTGCTAACTGATGATAACAAGCCAAGAGTATTTTGTGAGTAATAGTATAATTCACCTAAATTCTGGCTTTGAGATAATATTGGATCTGTATGAAAAACTAATTTATAAACATCGTTAGCATATGTTAAAGTACTTATTGATTGCTGTATAGGCACAAATGTATGCGTAGCGTAAGAGTTTGGTATCTTTTCGTTAAAAGTTATATTAAGAGCATCTCCGCAATAATTTTCATTACCAGGCGAAGTATCTTGTATTACTCCAATCGAGTCCCAAGAACTACTGTGAAAATTTTCATCTTTTGCTTCTACTTCTACAGAGCTAGTGCCTAGTGTAGAAGTTAAAACAGGTGATTGTCTACCAAACTTATCTGACAAAACAACACCTATTTCGTATGTTCTACGTTGTTTTATAGAGTGAAAAGGATATTCTTTATGTAAATAATAATTATTAAAATCAGCGTTGCCAAAAGGATTTGTTATATCATACTTTGCAGAACTACCTACAGAAAAATTTAAACCAGGAGCTCCAGAGTTTTGACCGGGCAAAGCTCTATTTACAACATAATTTCCATAAACAACTCTGTTAGATATTATTTCTTGCGCTTGAGCAGATAGTGGAACGTTATCGTAAACTCTAGTTAATTGATCTTTTGGAAGTGTTTTGTAAGGAAGCGTAGATTTATATTTATATTCGTATACTCCAGACGCACTATCAGAGTCTTTTAAGTCTTTTAATTCTATAGATCTTATTAAAACATTGTCAGACTCTTTATATAGTAGCTCTATAGCGTTTATATTAAAATCAGTTTTTATTTTTTTTGATGGTAGTATAATATTTAAATTAACAGCTGTAACACTATTAACCATACCATCAGCTACACCTGTAGAGTCTTGAAAGTATATTTCACCTTTTTTAAATACTTTTTGAAAATCTGTTATGCTATAACTTTTTGTTTTAGGTATAAAACATATTTGTGTAAATGGTGCTATTGTAGAATATTCACCGTCATCAAATCTATATCTGTAAGAAAATCTAACAAACTTTTCTCTTAAAAAATCTTTTGGAAAATTATTCTGAGAAAAAAGCTCCATAGAAGAAGTTGGCTCTGTTGTAGTAGGCGTATTGTTATTAAGATTAGTAGTTTCGTGATTTAATAGTAGTGGCGGCATAAAAGGCGCAAACTTAGCAACACTTATTTTTTCTTCTCTATTATAATATTGTAAACCTTCAGCTATAGCTGTTTGTACATTTATTTTTCTAGGTTGATTTAAATTATCTGTAAAAAACAATAAATCTTCTAGTAAATTAACACCTGTTATTAAGTTTGTTTTGCTAAAATTTAAAAACAAACCACTAACTAAAATAGTTATATTTGGAACAACAGGATCAGGCGCATCAGCGTTTGAAGCCATAAATATACCGCAAAATAAATCTCCTTGATCTTGTTGCTCTGCTGTTTTTGGTCCATTTGAATCTCCTACTAAACCTTTAGCGTCAGGGTTTGGACATATATAATTTGTTATAAAATAAAAAATTCTATTATTAGTTTCATCAAAAAAACTACCAATAGTTTCAAGGTTTTTAAAATTTACAATTAAGGCAGCAGAAGCTGGTAAATTAACTTTTACATTACCAAATAAATTTTGTATTGATCCTACGTCTGACTTTTGAGAAGTCGTAACTTGTATGTTTTGAGCGCTACGATACTCTCCATTAGGTAAAATTCTGTCATCAATATCTTGATTCATTTTACCTTGAAGAAAATTCTTTTTATCTTCAGCCATTTATTAGTGTTTAATTCGTTTAGATTTATTTCTCATAACTTGAGCAAGCTCTGAGACTTTTAAATTTGATAATCTTATCTTAGCGTTACGCATTGCAGCTCTACGCTCTTTTTGATATCTTCTTACAATAAACTCAGCTATATTTCTTTTACTTGCTAAAACATTATACGCAATGTGTTTGTATAAAGCTTCTTCAGCCATTTTGTTTACTTTCATTTCAGCATCAGTTCCAAGGCCGTCTGATATATATTCTAGTACAATAATTTTACCAGATAAGTCGCTACTAAAATTAAAGCTACCTGTTCTTTCGTTTATTGTAAAAAAACCGTTTATTTGCGTAGTTTCTGGCGTAGCACCATATCTTTGACCAAAGTCGCTACGTAAATAGTCATTGGTACTCAAGTACAAACTGTCTTCAGATGATAAATCACCTGATATATTTTTAGTATCAAAAGCTTTATATCTTTCTTCAGTTATAGAGCTTCCTTCAACAGCATTACCATCAGAGTCAAAAACGTAGTTATAGTTTTCGTCTTGTAGTAATGGCTCTGTTGGATTTGTAGTAAGTCTAGTTGGATATATTATTCTACGTATGCCTGAGCTATCTATATAACAAACTTTTACATAATTAACATAATCTTGCGGCATTGGTATTGAAAGCGAAGGCCCAAGTTCTACTTCTTGCAGTTTTACTGTTTTAAGTATATCATAGCTAAACTCTTGTATACCACGTTTTGCGTGAAAAACTACATCAGACTTAGCTACGTGATCTATTAGTTTACCATCACCAACATATGCTATCATAAAATTATCTACAATATCTTTAATTGATGTGTATTGATAACTACCAAAAGTTTTATCTAATAATTCTACTTTAATAACGTCGTTAGCAACTAGAGTAGAAGATATAGTAAGAATCGCTCCAGATATACTAAATGTAGTTATTTCTGAATTATTAACATATACTCTAACTTGACTAGCAGTAGGAGTTGTTTCAAATGTAAGTGTAAAAGTAGAAGTAGATCCGTCAGCAATAAACGTTTGGGATCCGTTATAGTAATTTTCTTCTGTAACTGTTCCTAATAAACTCATATTATTGTTCTTGTTGTGTTATTGATGACTGTTCTTGTTGAGCTGCTTGTATTACTAGAGGATCTTTTATTGTAACGCCAAAATATTGAAGTATACCTAGTATTAAATCAACTTCATCAGAAGGATGTAAAGTGAAATCTACGCCGCTAATGTCGTCATAAGTATACACAGGCGTTCCAAAACTTGTTGTGTCTACAGATGAGCTCCATTGTGGATCTACGGGCTTTGCAATATAATATATTTCAATAGAAGTTATTGTGCTTGGAAATACATATATTAAATTTGCAGAATTATAATATACTGGAAAAGTCTCTGATGGCGCTGTTAATTTTGATGAAAATAAAAAAGGTATTTTAGATTTTTCTATTCTTTCAACGTCTACATTTGTTGATGTAGTAACGCTTAGAGTAGCATAAATATTACTTTCTGGATATGTAGCAGTAGAGTCATAGCCTGGCGGCTCAAAATAAGTATTTGTAGAGTCTATTCCTAGTGATATGCTTTCGCAAAATGGATCAAGTTTATCCATTATTTTTCTAGGTATATCACCATAGCCTTGCGCGCCTCTACCAGCCGTTTGTTTTGCTATAGCTCTATTATATTCATAAAACGCTCTATCGAGTAGTTCAAGTTGAACTATAGGCGCTATTTTATTAAAGTTGTCTGGCGTCATATAGCCGCTACCTTTTTTGTTTAGTATAGATAATACTGTAGTATATACTTTGTTTACGTCAATCGCCATATTTTTATTTTTATTATAGTAGTATAGCCACCATTATAGATGGCTACACCACATATAATAGTTACGCTATTTTAGCTTTTTTTCTATTGATTTGAAAACTTCTACGCCTTCATCTGTTTTTAAGAAAGCAGCAAAAGCAGAATATGGGTTTTCATCAAAAGGCACGGTCATTAATTTCTTACCGTTTGAACCCCATGCAAAAGTTCTTTGGTCTTGTGATAGTACTATAATGCCAACTTCAGAAGCTTTAATCGCTAAGTTTCTTAGCTGCACATTATCGTCATTTACTAATTCTAAAAACAATACAGGATTATTTTTAGCAAAAAGATACAAGTCTCTTTTTATTTCTGCAGAGCTCATGTTGTTAACAGAAGATCCAAGTTCAACTCTTAATATAGCCTCAGCTTGATCTATATCAATGCTTATAGCTGTATTTAAAGCTTGCATTTCAACTTCAATGCTGACTAAATCTTCTTTAGCTTCTGCTATGTTGTCAACTTCTTCATATATATAACCTTTCTTAGGATGATATAAACTTAAAAGTTTTTGTAATGGCTGGTTTTGTTTTGGTACAAATAAGTTTCCATTTTCAAATATAATATGATCTAATATAGCGTTATTGTCTTGCTCGTCTATAAAACAAGATCTTTGATTACTGGCATATCTTATTTCTCTATTATAACCTTTTTCTTCATCAAACCATAAAAGTGGTTTTCTTCTTGTAGACTTTGAAGCTAAAACATAAGTTAAAGGTTCACTGTCTGTTATTAAATAATAGCTTCTATCTTTTATTTCCCAGCCAGGGATGTTTTTTATTTCAGTCTTTTTTGACTTCTTTTTTGTTTTTGTTTCCATGATATAATATAATTAAATAGTTTGTAAAAATAAACCTAAAGGCGCCGTAAAGACGCCTATAAGTTTAAGGTAATTTATTGTTAAGCGTACGCTACATTAACTGTTATGTCTGCACAACTTGTTATTCCTGGAAGATATGTAGTAGTAACATCATCAGCAACAACAATCATACTAGCAGTTCTAAATGATTGACCAGATGCTGCATCACAAATAGCTTTCATTACTTTTTTTCCTTCATTAGTACCAATATTTAATTTAACAGAATCACTGTTTTTAAAACTATCAGCGCCTCTGTCATCAATACGTATTACAGGTTTAAAAAATACTTGAACTATATTATCTGAAATTGGTGAAACTCCTCTAAAAGCAGATACAGGTATTATTAAAGACGTAGCGTCTTCTGTACCGGCGTCATTGCTTACATCTCCGTCGTCAGTTGCTAAAGAGCTTACAGTTCTAAAATAAAAATATCTTAAATCTGTAGACTCTAATGCTGGTATATTATTTGCCATTTTCTTAATTTTAAAAGTTAATAATTAATTTAATTATGAAAACGCGGCAGCTACAGTAATAGCTCCACAGCTAACAATTCCATTTAAATATTGAGAGTCTACGTCGTCAGCTACAACAATCATAGACGCGCTTGAAAATTCAATGCCAGATATAGCTCTAGCAATTCCTTCAAATACGTCTTTAGCGTTGTTTGTTCCAGTATTTAAAACAATACTGTCGCTATTAACGAAAGCATTAGTTGCTTCATCATGTAATGCAACAACAGGATTAAAAAATAATGTAACAGTAGTGTCACTAGTTGGTTGAGCGCCTCTGAAGTCGCTAGCTTTAACTAGTATTGAATCTGCAGAAGCATCATCATCTCCTAAAGCTGTTACGGTTCTAAAATATAAATATTTTTCCATTTTTTTAGTTTTTAGTTTTTTGTTTTTAGTTTTTGGTTTATTATAAGGCGGCTTTTACACCGCCTTATTTTTAAATATTATGATTCTTTTAACAACACAAAGTTATTAGCACCTTGAACCACTAAACATCTTTCAGACAAATAGTGTACTTCCATGATGTCATCTCCAACATATGTAGCAGATCCTACAGAACCAGTAACCCAAGTTTTTAGTCTTCGGTCATCAGTAGCTGAGCTTCTGTAACGTACGTGCAAGAAAGGACGTGTCATGTTTTTACCAAGTGTTTGATCGTATACTGTTGAAGTTCCAGCAGGAATTAATACTCCTGAGATATCTCCAAAGCTTCCACGAGCAGACGCGTCGTTTAAGTATTTCCAGTCTGATTTGTAGAAGTCGTAAGATCCTCTACGGAAAGCTGAAAATCCTAAGTTTAGTGCCATGTCAGCATCGTTATCAAAAGCTCCAAAAGAAGCACCACCTTGATAGTTAGCATTTAATCCAGCAACCATATCGTCTAGTGTTAAAGCTAAGTCACGATTAATATATAACATATTTTCTTCAATAGAACCTTGCTTGTCTAAGTTTTTCAACAATAAGTCAAAATCTCCAAGCGAAGCTAAATCTTCAAATACATTACCACGAGTTTCAATAGCAGCAAATAAACCTTCGCTACCAGTAATACCTGCTTGTGGAGTACCATCAGCATCAGAAATAGAAGTATCAGAGTTTCCAGACACTACTTTTTCAGCTTCAATCATAGTTGTTTCTAAGTAATCTTCAAATCTTAAGCGAGTCTCACCAGCAGATTTTAAGTACCAAGAAAATCCTACTTGTCCAGCTTCGTCAGTCGTTTCAACCCAGCCAATTTGAGCAGTATCAGAACCAGAAATTTCAAAGTGATCTTTGATAATAATTGGCTTGTTGTTATACTGCTGGAACTGAGGCTTCATTTGTCCAACCATGCCTACGTCTCCTTTTTTAAATTCAGAACCATAAACAAATACGTTGATACCTTCGCCATTACCAACCACAGTTGTTAAAGCAGACTGCTTGTATGTTTTTACTTTAAAAGTAGCACCAGGACTTGCGTCTTGAGCTGTTGTTTCAGAAACGTAACATTTCAAAGACTTAAGTCCAGTAGCGGCATCACAAATAATTAAAGTAGCGCCTTTTCTTACTACGTTATTATAATCACTTCCTAGAGTAACTTGTCCAGTAGTAGTGTTTAGCACACAAGTACTATTTCCTCCAGCTACGTGCTTATACGCAATGTGCAAGCGGTTTTGCTCAGACCAAATTACTTGATCAGATGTCATAGGCATTTCAGCGCCTACCATTTGTAAAAATCCACTAATTGTACGGTTTCCGTAGCGCTCTACTTCTTCTTCGTACAACTCAGGTAGATATTGTTGTGCCCAATCAGCAGTTCCATTTGTAAAATTGATGTAGTTAGCATCACTTACAACTGGTGTTGGGCTAGGAGTTAGTGAAAATGATCCACCTAATCCTAAAGATGTGTTAAATCCCATTTTTTTAAGTTTTTAAGTTTTTATTTTTTTCTAATTTTAAATTTTAACCTAGAACTATCATCGCCACCTAACACTTTAAATTTTATACCGCCGGCTTCTACAACTGGCTTAGCAGTTCTAGGGCCCATGTCAATATTCTTTGACTTTATAGCGGTTTCTTTTATAGCGTCAGCTCTACCTTGCTCATAGAAATGTGATACTATTTTATCAATATTTCTACCTGCATATAAAGCCTTATGATAACCAGCAGCGTTTTTCATCATATTATTTTCATCTAAGAACTCCTTAACGAAATTAGATATGTCACTCTGGTAATCCTTTACAGCAGCTGCATCTTTTACATTGTACCGATATTTTTTGTCTCCGACTCTAAAATCAAAACCTTTGAAGTTTTCGTTGAAAACATTATTAGTACTTTGCTCAAATTGCTTATACTGCTTTTGTTGGAACTCATTGGCAGCGGTTTGTTTTTGGTTATATTCGTTATAAAAGTTAATAGCTTCTTGCTGATCTTTAGACAACTTAGAACTCAACTTGACTTCCTTGTAGTACTCGTCTTTAAGTCCAGTAAGAAACTTTTTAGCTTTCGCAACTTCTTCTTTCAAAGCCAACTTCTTTTTTCTAATATTACGCTCTTCATCTAAATCTTCGTCAAACGAAAAACTGTCTTCAATTAAAAAATCAACTTCACTTGCATCTAAGTGAGGTTTGGTTGACTTGTAATATTCTTTTAATAACGTATTGTTATCTACGTTTGTATAATCTGCATTTAATCTTGCATAATCTTCTATACTACCGCCAGTATCTTCCATAAACTTTACCAAGCTTTCTATGTTTTCTGGTAATTGTCTTTGCTCTTGTACTGGCTTTGTTTCTTCTACAACAGGTTGTTCTGCAACAGTTGTTTCAGCTACGGGCTCTTCTTCTGTTATCTCTTGTATGACCGTTTCTTCAACCGGCTCTTCAGCGACTGGCTCTTGCGGCTTTTCATCTTGTGCTTGCACCCGCACTTCTTCTTTGGCATCTGTTTTTGTATTTTGTTGTTCTTGAAATTTTTTAAGTTTGCCTAAATCAACTTTAAAAGTACCGTCTTTAGTTTTTTCTTTATAAGTAATTTCTTCTTGTTTAGGCTCTTCAGCTGTAGTTTCAACTTGATCTACTGCTTCGTCTTTTACCTCTTCTATTGTTTGTGTTTGTTCTGACATGATAAAATATTATATAATTATTGTTTTTATTTAACGCGGCTCAAACTGTTCAAGTCCAAACCCACCTAAATTATCTTGCCCTGCAGACTCAAAGTTTTTAGGCGGCGCGTTTGTTTTTCTTTGATTTATAAGCTCGCTTTGCTGCGTAGCTTGTATTTTAGTTCTTTCGTCTTTGCGATCTTCTTTAAATTTATCTTTTTCTCTAGCAATTTGTATTTGTCCTTGCTGCAGCTGCATATTTATTTCAAACTCATATTGCATTAATTCTCTTTTAATTTCTGCTTCACGCTCCATTTTAGCTATTTCAAGCTGTGACTTTATTTGTTCTAATTGAGCTTTTGACTCTGTAAGCGCTTGCTGCTTTTGCATGTCTGCGGCAGCAGCTGCTTGCGCAGCTTGAGCATTTGCTTCGCTTTGAGCTTGTATGTTTTGTTGAGCTTGAAGTTGATCTAATTCTTGTTTCTTTTTTCTGCGTATTTTAAGTAGTTGATTAGCTAATTTAATATTGCGTACTTCTCTAATATCAATAGCATCTTCAAGATATATTTGACCAGCTTGTAATGCTATTTGTATATTATTTTCTAATCTAGTTTTTTCTTCTTCATCTGGTGCTAGTTCTAAAAATATACCAAAATCATGTAAATGCAAGTTAGACATTTCTTCTAACGTAGAAACATTAAACTTACCTAGCGTTTTAATAAATGACTCTTTAGTTGGTGAATACTCTATAACATCAGACACTCGCATTGCAATACACTCTGCCATTGTTAGGGTTATATACAAGCTTGATTGCAATAAGTGCCTTGTTGCTGTGTTAGAGTTAGCTGCAGCTAATTTTTGCAAACCTACTAAAGCATTTTTATCTGGTACGCTGCCATCTCTAGCCTCGTTCAAACCTGTAACATCACGCATCATTTGCAAGTAATAGTTATATGTACTTATAAGTGAAGCTATTTTATTATTACCACCGCTAGTTGTTATTTCTCGTATAGGTAGCGAACCTCTATTTATATCACCATCTTGCGTCATAGATCTACCTATAACGCTACCTGTTTGAAAATACATATTAAGAGCTTCTTGCGGATTATAGTTAGTACCATTACCTAAATCTATTTCAGCTAAACCATCAGCGTCTAAATAAACACCGTCTGGCACCATTTTAGCCATAACTTGTTGAAGCTTTAAATGAGTAAGCTGTATCATATCTGCAAAGCTAGTCATACGACTTACTAAGCTTTCGATACGCCCTTCATACATACGCGGTGCGCAAATAGCATAACTCATTTGAGCTTTTGTAGTGTCTGCTTTTGGCCGCATCATATTTTTCTTTAGCTCCCACTTTAAAACATCTCTACTGCCTATTACTTTTACGCCTTCGTAAATAACTTCAATAGCTCTATCTACTTTTTCAAAATCTTCAGCAGCAGGTGGATTAAATGTATCATCTTTTTCTATAGCTTTACTTCCACCTGTAGCTGTTCTTTTTATTTTATGAACTTGATTAGCGTAAGTCTTATATTCAAAATACAAAACAGTTACACTGTTTTCTTCATCAGACTTTGAGTTATATTGATAGCCCATATTGTTATAACCTCTATAGCCTGCATACTCTTGTAGCTGATCATCAGTAAGCTCTGGAAACTCTTTTTTAAGCTCATTTAAATATATTTCTTTCACTTCACCTACGTAATATATATCGTCAAAATATGGTGAGTCAGTATTAGAGTATACAAGATCAGCTGGATCTACATACTCTACTTTTATACCTTCAGCTTTATTAAAAGAACTTTTTGCAGCACCAATACCTATAACTGTTAAGTCATTATTAATTCGTCTAGATATTAATTCATATTTATTTTTATCAAACACACTATTAATAGCTTCTTCTTCTGCTATTTCTATAGCTTGTTTGTAATCAAGCTGCATATGTAGCTCTAATTCTTCAGTAGATTCAGGCAGTTTACTTTGATCTGTTTGATATATGTTAATACCTAACTGATTCATGACATTGTCATTGTATTCTTTAGACTGCATATCTTCAGTTATTTTAGTAACATAATCTGTGCGCTCTTGTATTGATGCTGGATCTTGTGAATATGCTTTAATATCGTACGATCTGTCTGCCATACCGTTTACAACTATATCAACAAACTTTGGTATAATAGGCACTGGTTTCCAGTCTAAATTTAAATAAGATAAATCACCGTTAATAGACAGTTCGTCTTTATATTTTCTTACAGACTGCTCGCCTCTAGCATATAGTCTTAGCGAGTTAAAAGCTCTTCTCGATGATCCGTATCTACCAGATCCGTTTTTATCGTTGTAGTCGTTTTTATTATTAAACCACTCATGCTCAATAGCTCTACCAACTTTAGCACCATACTCTAATGACATTTTCTCTGCGTCACTAACAGCTTGGCTAGGAAAAGAACTTTTTATAGCTTTGTTAATCATTTATTTAAATTATTTTTGATCTTGATCCTTTATTGTTATACCTACGTATACCAAGATTTATAGTTTTTACTTGTCGTTGCTGAACTGGCGTGTAAAGATTTTTATTACAAGCCATTATAGCAAGTCCTGAGCTTATAGAAGCATCAAACAATGTTCTATTATTAATATCAAATTTAGCCCAGTCTTCTAGTGTTCTACTAAAATACATATTACCGCAACCTTGTTCGCTTTGTCCTACATATTTTTCTATATAAGACTCTATAGCAGCAGCGTGCGACTGCTTCATATCCATAGAAGAGTTAGGTATACCACCTATTTCTTTCTCTGTAACAGACAGTTTATTGTAAAGCTTGTCTGGCCTGTTCATTGAATAACCTCTGTAACCTCTTCTTTTAAAATGATATAAAAGTCTAGGTTTGTTATTCTCTGATAATATAGGCATGCCATAAAAAACACAAGCCATTAATACATCTTCAAAAAATATCTCAGCAGTTTGTGGCCTTGCAACATATTCTAAAAAAAACATATTTGAAGGCGCTTCTTCCATTGAAAACTTTGTAAGTCCGTGTAAAGCACCGTTAGAACCTATGCCGTCAACTGTACCAGATATATCGTAGCTATCACAGCCAAACGCGCCAATGTGATCATTAGCAGGATATTTAATACCGTTTTTTAAACGCATCCTGTTTTGCATTTCAAGCTTAGGCACCCAAGATACTTTAAACCTACCACTATTGTTTGGTATAAACTCTACTGTTGTATCTTTTATACCGTTTTTCCACTGAAACGAGCCTTTTGAAACAATACTAGAATTACTTATGTCGTCGTTGTAATCTATTTGCTCGTATATTTTTGTTAAGTTAAAAAGCGACTGTTTAGCTTCATCTCTAAATGCATGGCTTTCAGTACGTGGAAACTGCCTGTAAAACTCATTAAGTCCGTCTTGATCTTCTTTTAAACCTTCAACTTCGTTTTGCCAGTACTCAATTACACCTTGGTGTATTTTGTCTCCAAACGCATCGAATATCGGTTTGTCCGGAGTATCGAAGACAGGTGCTCCATACATATCAATATATCCTTCGTAGTTCCACTCCATAGGTATGAACAAAGAATATAATCCTGAGCTAGTCTGTCCATTGCGGTTTCTACGTGTGACGTCTGAGTCATAATAAAGTTTTTTAAAGTTATCACCGCCTTTGTCTAATGAGTTGCTAGTTGAACCCATCATACACTTGCCTATAATTCTACTACCTAACCTTAGCGTCGTCTTCGTAACGCGCCAGTTATTGAGGATGTTTGTCGGGCGCTCCCACTTGCCGCTCTCGTCGTGGACAAGTAGCTTGAGCTTTTCACCGTCATACGAGTTGTCGCCTGTGTTTTTCCAGTCGATCGTTGTATCAAGCCCGTCGAGTTCTTTAAGTTGCTCGTTTGTTTCAAGCTTCTTACGTGTGAACTTGCTGGCTGGTACTCTGTACGCAAGCTCTGTCTTTGGCCTGTCCATGCCGTCCTGTATCGGTTTGAAAAAGAACGGGTAATTAACGGATATTGGTACCACCTTATCAGTAAACATCTTCTTGGCATCAGGGCCAGATTTTGATAATATCCCAAACCTAGAGTCGCTTGATATGGTCGCCATATTAACAATTTCTCCTGATGCCATAAATGAAAATCCAGACCGTCTATTCTTGAGGTAACACATACCATAGGATCTATAATCGGCCTTACAAGCCTCCCAGAATATATAAAATAATCTGTTTGACTCTCTAAACTCTGGTTTACCGACATCAATTTTACTCCACTGCAAGTACATATAGTGAGTGCCAGTAATATAAGTAGCAACGTTTTTGTTATAAAACCAAAAACCTTCTTCTCTTTTATTAAACTCACTATCGATATAATCATACCATTGCTCTTTAAATTCTACAGGATATTCTTCCCAATCAAATACAGACTTAATTCTTTGTAATACTTTTGGATATTCGCTATGCTCCCAAGTGTTAGATTTAAATTTGTGAACGTTACTAGGTTTTGGTAAAGCTATTTTTAAGTTTTGTATTTCAATTACTTCACCTATCTCACCTGTTTTAGATATAACAACCATATCGTATTCTTTGTTATATCCGTACTCCCACTTTTTATATCTGTTATTTTTTTTTAATGCTTGAGGTCTTATGTGATCTTTTAGTGTTTTTACTAGAGTTTGCTTGTAACTCATTTTGATCTACCTTCAGCAAAGCCTTTAAAAGTTCTTTGTTTGTCTTCTTGTTTAGGCTTATTGTTTAACATATCTTCCTCTTCTTGTATGCGAGTAAGTATTTCAAAGGCGTCGAATATAGCTAGCTTTTTTGTAGCAGCTGCGTTTTTAAGTCTGTCGGCTGATATGTCGTCATCTGAATCAACTATAGGCTCTTTAGCAACTTTAATAAGTTCTTCCACAGCCTTTTGCCCAGCTTGGATTATATTCAACTTCGTCTCCTTTGTATT